GCTGCCATGCCGACGTGCGCGCCGCCTCCACCTGCGTCAGCACCGTCGCCAGCAGCGACAGGTCCTCGTCCGTCAGCGCCTCCCACGCCCACTCGCCCGGCGGTACCTCCGCCCCGATGTTGAAGGCCACCATCCGGCGGCAAAGCTGCTGCTCCAGCACCTCGCCGATCTCCTCGCGAATGCCGTCCACCACGTCGAGGAAGAGGTCGAGGTTCGTGGTCGCCTGGGCGCGCGAACCGTGCTCCGGCTCGGCCATCAGCAGGCGCGGTGTCAACATCGCCAGCCACATCTCGCGCTCCAGTGAGGCCAGGCGCAGGTCGAAGGCCCTGCCGCTGTCCCCCTCCGGCGCGAGCTGGTCGATATGCCACTCCTGCCCCGGCGTGTAGGGCAGCGACACCGCCATGCCCGGCTCCAACGAGGCGAACAGGTCCGTGACGTATTGCGCCGCGCTCACTACCTGCCCGCTCGTCGGGTCCTCGACGGTATCCACCGGCACTTGGATGACCGGCGTCGGGCAGGCGATCTTCTCACAGTAGGTGTTCCAGTAGTTGCCCAGGCGCACCCGCGCGAACCACACCGGGCGGGCCGCCTCCAGCAGCGACGCGCCGAATACCTGTTCCCGGAGTTCCCCAAACGCGGGCCAGTAGAGGACGCGCTCCGGCGCAAAGTCGATGGGCTCCTCGCCGGACGCCTGCGGCAGTTGGCGGAAGACCTCGACGCGCCCCGTCGTCGGGTCGAGGGCAATGCCCTGCTCCGTGCCGTAGCGCGCGAAGAAGGTCAGCGGGTGCAGGAGGTTGGTAGCGGTGACCGTCCACTCCGCCGCGATGTTCCACTTGAGTTCGACCACCGCGTAGCCCGCCCACAGGCCGGACAGCAGTTGTCGCACGACGGTCTGCGGGCCGCCAAGTCGCATCAGCCAGCCGTTGACGCGCTCGGCCACCGTCTCGTCCTCGTGGGCGTACTCGCCGACGCGCGGCACAATCATGCGCCCGATGAGGGCAAGGGCGGTGCGCACCACCGGGTCGAAGGTGCGCATCAGCCAGAACTCATGCACGCGCTTGCGCTGCTCCGGCCAGCGCACGTATGGGCCGACCTCCCACGCCTCCCAGCCCTTGGGTGCGTTGCGTCCGGGCGTGCCGCTGCGGGCGGCGGCGGGATTGGGGCCGGTCGTGTCGGCACCGGTCGCGGTCGCGGGCTCGGCGGCGGCCAACACCTGCACGGGCGGCGCGGGCGTTGCTACGGACGCAGGCCCGGTCTCGCGCGCCCGCCGCGCCTCCGGCGACAGCGCCGCCTCCGCCGAACGACGCACTCGGTTTCGTCGCCTGCCCATTGCTACTGCCCTCCGTATGCGCGAGGTGCCGGGGCCGCCCCACGGATGATGCCCCCGGCCCGCACGTGTCGCGCCGTCTTCGCGTCCAGTGCGCCGAATGCCACCGCGCTCGCGTCTACCTGGTCGTCGTGCGCGCCGTGCGGGAAGGCCTCCATCTCAGCCAGGAAGGTCAGCGTCCAGTCGGCCCGGTAGACCGCCACCCGCCCGGCCTCCACCGCCGCTGCGAACGGGTCAGCGCGCAACGTCTTGTTCGTGGTCGCGCGCACCGCCGTCAGCCGGTAGCCCGGCACCACCGTCCGCCGGTAGCTGTCTATCTGGTCCTTCCCCGACTGGCCCGGCTCCTGCTCCATCAGGATCGGCACCTCGGGGCCGTCTATCGCCGCCGTCTGGGCCACCGCCGCCCGCGTCTGTTGCGGCGACCGCTGAAACCGCTGCACGTCCTCCACCAGCACACTCTCGTCGTCCAGCAGGGCCATGCGCACGCCGACCGTCCAGTCGCCGCCGCCCTCCGTGCCCGCGAGGTCCCACGCCCGCACTCGCGCCTTGATGCGTTCGCGCGGCACCGGGCGCTCCAGCACCCGGATCAGGTCCGCGCGGAACATGCTCTCGCCGCGAATGGTCGGGGCCTGCTGGTAGAGGGCCGCCCACCAGTAACTGCCGTTCACCTCGCGAATGTCCGCGAGGGTCTCCGCCGGGTAGCGTTCGGGCCAGAGCGGTACGCCCGGCGCGCGGCCCAGCAGGTCGCCCTCCTCGGCCAGCGCCGGGAGGTTGACCGTATGCCACTTGTCGGCCTCCTGCGCCAGTATGCGCCCGGCGAGGTCGTCCTGGTGCCAGCGCGTCTGAATCAGGATCGCCACGCCACCCGGCTCCAGCCGGGAGAAGGCCGTTGACCGCCACCACTCCCACGCCTTCTCGCGGTAGACGAGGGAGGTCGCCTCCTCGGCGTTCTTGACCGGGTCGTCCACGATGAGCACGTCCGCGCCAAAGCCGGTGATCGCCCCGCCGACGCCTGCGGTGCGCATTCCGCCGTCGTGCCCGGCAATGGCCCAGTTGCCTGCCGCACTCACGTCGTCACGCACCTGCGTCGCGAACAGCCCGCTGGCCGCCGCCTGCGCCAGACTGTCGCGGACCTTGCGCCCCCACGAGGCCGCGAAGGACGCCTCGTAGGAGGCGAGGATGACGCGCGTATCAGGGCGGTGGCCCAGCAGCCAGGCCGGGAACCAGTGGCTGCAGGTCTCGGACTTCGCGTGGCGCGGCGGCATGGTCACCAGCAGGCGGGTGATCTTGCGCGCCGCCACGTCCAGCAGCAGGTCGTCCAGCAGCGCGAGGTGCGGAGGCCGCCGGTATGACGGGTCAAGCCTCCGGGCCAGGGTCAGCGGCGTTATCGTCGCCGCCAGCGAGGGCGGCAGCGAGGGCCTTTGCTGCGTCGCGAGCGGCATCATTGGTCAGCACGTCCTCTATGGTCACGCCCACCTGCACCGGCCCGCCGCCGGGGCCGGTGTGCTCCGTCGTCTGCTTCCGGTTGCCCCAGGTGTCCGGCTTGCGCATCTTGAGGAACTCCGCGGCGGCGCGCCAGTCGCCGACCACCACCGGCTGCCCGGTGTCCTCGTCAATGATCGTCCGCCCCTCCGCACGCGCCCTGTCAAGCCGCCGGTCCTGCGCCCCCTGCTGCACCAGCGCGAGGTTCCGGGCAAGCGCCTTAGCCTCTGCAGCGCGTACTGTGTGCGCAAATTGGGCGTAGCAGCGCACCTCTTCGGGCACTGCTTCGATGTTCCATTCGACTGCATCAAGGGCGGCCTCGCCGTGCTCCAACCACTGGTATGCTGTACGCCTGCCGATATGGCAGAGGCCCGCTGCGTCCTCCAGGTAGAGGCCGGAGGCCATGTAGCGTGCGAACTCCTCGGTGAGTTCGGGCGTGCACTTTGTCGGGCGTCCGCGCGCCTCCTTGTCCGCCGGGGTCTCTATGGGCATGTCAGGTCACCGCCTCCGCCTCAACTTCTTGGAGCGTGCGGGTCGGGCCTGCCCCGCCTGCCTGGGCTGGTAGCTCAGGTCCCTCTATCGGGCGCACGCTCGGGTCCTCGCGCTTTGGGTAGGGTTGGGCCAGCGGTGCAATCTGCTCGCGCATGGCGTCGTCCAGGGGCATGACGTACTTGTGCTTTGGAAGCTTTACCTGCTGCATACCAGCTATGCTGCCCCACCGCGCGCTAGCGGACCGCCCATGCAGAAGCCCATCCGGTGTGACGACGTAAGACCCCCTCATGGCACAGCCCAGGTAGACCCAGTTGCCGCCTGCATATATGCCTCCGTGGTGTCCTTGTAACGGGTCAGCATAGCTCACCACAAGTCGCAGGCCAGGGCAACACCGCTGTAGCAAGCGCAGCGCCACCGCGACAATACGAGTAGTCGGCGCTTCGTGCTCTGCCAATGCCACTCGCGTCAGCTCACACGCTTCTGTCTGTCGCAGACCCCATTCCCCCGCCAAGTGCCTGTTACCCCCGCGACTGAATATCACACAACCGATGAATACCCCACGTTCCCAGACCCCAACCTTGACTGCTGTGCCAGCGGGCATTGTCCCTGAGTAGTGCCAGTGCTCCACCGCGTACTTCGCGGCCTCGTATGAACACCCATCCAGCCGCAGGTCAGTCTTCGCGCTCATGGCACGAACTCCGCCCCACACTTCGGGCAGATGATCGGCTTCTTCTGGTCGAGCCGCCCCTGCTCCTCAATACCGACAGGCGCGAAGTTCGGCACCGTCGTTTCCGCCAGCAGCCCCTTCAGCGCCTCGTCATCCCAGCCGGTCCCGCGCAGGTCGCCGTAGTCGCGCGAGACCTCCTGCAGCAGGTCGGCTAGCGCGCGGTCGTCGTCCTCCGCCAATCGCGGCAGTTCGTTGTCCGCCACCAGCAGCCGCCGCGCCTGCGCCTCGCTACCGCCGAACACGTAGACGGGGATGGTCGCCATGCCAAGCTCGATGCAGGCGAGAGTGATGCCGTGCCCGGCGAGGATGGTGCCCTCACGGGTCACGATGACCGGGCGGTAGAGGCCGAGGTCGCGGATGTTCCGGGCGATCTCGGCCACCTGCTCCTCCGGGTGGTGCCGGTAGTTCTGCGGGTGCGGCGTCAGGCTGCGCGGGTCGCGCTGCTCGATGGTGTAGTCAGAGGCGTCCAGATGGTCGGGGATGTCGGGCGTCAGTTCCAGCTTCGTCACCTCCGTCACCGCCGAGCCTCCTTGCGCCGGGTCAGACCGCGCTGCCCAGCCGGTCGCGGGCGGGCTCGCGCATCAGGTGGTCATACGCACTCCACGTCAGCTCGGCGCGTTGGCGCCGCAGGGCCTCGATGGTCACGGGCGGCGAGGGCGCGGGCTCCGGCAGGGCCTCGCGCGTCGTGCGCCAGGGCGGTAGGCCGAAGCGTCGCCGCAGGGCGTCGCGCTCTGTCGCCGGTAGCCGGTCGCCAACGTAGCTCATTGCTGCTGACCCCCGTACATGCGCAGGCCCCGCCGTGGTGCACGGGGCCGTCGGTAGCCGTACATGCTGACAGGTGCGGGTTTGTGGCTGCACATTAGCACACTGCGCGGGGCCGTGTCAAGTACGCGGCGACGATAGGTGCGCCGCAACCTCCTCGCACACACGCCGCACCAGGCCCTTTGCCCATATCTCGTGTTCGGCCAGTTGCACCGCGGACGGTGACAGGAGGCCGACTGCTCCGCCAACGTGCGTCATGCTGGTGGTGCCTGCGGGGTCCGGCCCGGCGGTCCCGTCCTCGACGGGTTCACCCGCGATGACCAGCGGGCTTCGGCCCTCGGCGCTTGCTTCCAGCCTGCAGACCAGCCAGGCGAGTTCGCGGACCGCCTGCGCGCGCACGAAGGGCAGCGTGGTCTCGCGCCTCATGGTGCATCCTCCTTCAGTCGCTCCTGCATCCTCAGCACGAACAGCGCGACTCTCCGCAGCCAGTCGGCGGTAGTGTGGCCGGTCCGGGCCGCGACCTCCTCGATCTGGGCCGCCTCCTCGGGCGTGAACTTCGCGGTCAAGCCAACAACTGCCCGCACGCGCGGCGGGTCATCCCGGTCTTCAGCACTCATGGCCTATCCTCCTCGTCGTATGTCAGCAGGGTCTTGCCGGTCGCCTTCTCCCACGCCCAGCCCAGCAGCCAGAACGGCGCGATGCAAAGCAGCAGGCAGATGTCGCACAGGTAGCGCCTCACGATCATCACCTCCTCTCCAGCGGTTCGGCACCGGTCGGCGCGCGTACAGGGTCGAAGCCGCGCCGGTCGTGTCCGCACTTGGGGCAGCAGCGGTCGTCGGCGCGGGCGGTGAAGTCGCCGCAGGCGGCGCACCAGCGGACCTCCGTAACCGGCAGCACCGCCTTGGGCGCGCGCACGGTCTCACCACTCCCTCCCCGGGCCGAAGCCCTTGACTGCCCAGCGGCGGGGTTCCAGCGGCGCGGTGCGCCCCACGCCCTCCTCCATCACCTGCGCCGCCACCTCGTCGGGGCGGCGGTCGGTGCGCAGGTATGCTACCCGGTCCATGAGGTTGTCGCCGAGCGCCTTCCCGCGCAGGGCGGTCACCGGGCGGACAGGCTTCACCGGCTGGGCCTGCCGCACCTGCCGCGCGCGCAGGCGCGCCAGCCGCGCCGCGTAGTCCTCGGGCGTCACGTAAGCCCCGACCGCGGGCGCGTCCGGGTCCGGCAGATCAGGTGCGGCCCCGACGAACCCCTCCCCCAGCGGCCCCCTCTCCTGCGCCTCCGCGCGCACCCGCTCAGGTAGCGGCACCTCCCCTCGCCAGACCTTGTAGCCGCAGTGGCGGCACTCCCGGACGCGGTGACAGCGGCCCGTCTGGTCGTACTCCTCCGCGACCGGGCTGTAGGCGTGGAACCCCAGCCAGGTGCAGAGCGCGCGGCCTATCAGGTTGCGGATGGTCTTCATGCTTCATCGGCCTCCTCAAGTGGCATGGTCTCCTGCCGTGGCTTCTCTACCTCGCCGGGCGTGAAGAGCCGCCCCTGCGCTATCTCCTGCTCCAGCCGCCGCGCCGCGAGCTCGCAGTAAGCCTC